CGACCAACTTCACGCCCTACGCCAGCCTGACCCAAGAGCAAGTGCTCGGTTGGATCTGGGCAAATGGGGTTGACAAGGACGCTACTGAAGCTGCGGTGGCACAGCAGATTGAGAACCAGAAGAATCCACCCGTGGTAGCGCCCCCGCTGCCGTGGGCTGCGTAATGTTTCAAACCGTACTGGTGCGGTCCACCAGGCACTCGCCAGAGTAATCATGGAAGAAAACACTGAAGTTGTAGCGGAACCAACCGCGCCGGAACAGGTAGCGACGCCAGCACCTGAACCCGTAGAAGCACCGGCGGTCAAGACGTTCACTCAAGAAGAAGTGGACTCGATGATTGGCAAGCGTCTCGCAAGAGAGCGTAGGTCTTGGGAACGTGAGCGTCCGAAGGCGCCAGCAGCGCCCGCAGAACCTGTATCGCAGGATAAGTTTGAATCGGTCGAAGCGTACGCCGAAGCACTGGCCGCGCAGAAAGCCGAACAGCTTCTCCAGCAACGGGAACTGGAGCGCCAGCAAGCAGCAGTGGTTGAGTCGTACCACGAGAAAGAAGAGCAGGCACGGGAAAAGTATGACGACTTCGAGCAAGTCGCCTACAACCCAAGTCTGAAAATCTCGACCGTGATGGCTCAAACAATTCAGGCGTCAGAGATCGGCCCCGACATAGCATATTTTCTCGGGTCCAATCCAAAAGAAGCTGATCGTATCTCGCGTCTATCGCCGTTCTTGCAGGCCAAAGAGATTGGGAAGATTGAGGCCAAAGTGGCCGCCAGTCCGCCCACCAAAAAACCATCCAGCGCTCCGGCGCCTATTCAGCCTGTTGCAGCACGCGCCTCTGGCGCACCGGCTTACGACACCACCGACCCGCGCTCAATCAAAGCAATGAGCACGAGCGACTGGATCGCAGCCGAGCGGCAACGACAGATCAAGGCGTGGGAAGCGAAGTATGGACGTTCTTAAGCCACGCTAGGATATGATTTCGTAGTTGGGAAAGTTCTCAGAAAGACATCTTTTGCGGATTGTAAACCTGTGAATGCCTGTTGCTTGAGCTGCTGCTGCAAACGACCTGTATTCGATTCCATCGATACGGCAGGCCGTGTTACGCACATGGGTCAAGCTGCGTTGAGCTTTGGACTTTTCAGAGTGCGGTGCTCTGTTAAAAAACGGCCGTTTTTTACCCAGCAAAGCAGCTCGCTGCTTGGCTTTGGTTTCTTCGGACGTAACAGACCCCAATCGTGCTTGTCGAAGCTTTTCGCGCGTTTCTTCCGTACGAACATAATGGCCGTGCAGCCCTTTGTGCCGGTCGCTAAAATGTTCTTTTGCGGTCAGGCACTCCAAATTTTCCGCCCGATTGTCCGATTTGTTTCCGTTGATGTGGTGAACGTGTTTTCGGGCTTCAAAACCCGGCACCCAACACTTAGCCACCATGCGGTGCAACAGCCGCCGACGTCCAACCGACATGTACCCGTCGAGACGTTGGATGGGGATAAACGGAAGATACGTTCTGAGAACTTTCCCGCATTTGGATACAGCGTACAGATGATCGTAGGATCGATATTCGATTCCGGCTATCGTAAAGCTTTCCATGATGGCTCCTTGTGAGTGCTACTAATCAAATTCTAACACAAAAACCTCAAGAGGTGTAAATTGAGTAATTCGATTCTCACGATTGACATGATCACCCGGAAGGCTCTCGAAATCCTTGAGAACTCCTTGGTGATCACCCGGACGGTTAACCGTCAGTACGATGACAGCTTTGCTGTCGAAGGCGCAAAAATCGGCTCCACGCTGCGTATCCGTCTGCCGGACCGCGCACTGGTGACCGACGGTGCTGCGCTGCAAGTGCAAGACGACAACGAGCAATTCACCACTCTGACTGTTTCGAGCCAGAAGCACATCGGCGTGAACTTCACGACCGCTGAGCTGACCATGCAGCTCGATGACTTCGCAGAGCGTGTGCTGAAGCCTCGGGTTAGTCAGCTTGCTTCCAGCATCGACGCTGACGTTGCCAACAGCTTCAAGAGCATCTACCAGTCGGTTGGTACCCCTGGCACCACGCCCGGAACCAGCTTGGTGCTGCTGCAAGGCCAACAGAAGCTGAACGAAGCCGCTGCGGTCATGGCTCCCCGCTATGCCACCGTCAACCCGGCTGCGAACGCTGGCCTCGTCGAAGGCATGAAGGGTCTGTTCAACCCCACCAACACCATCAGCCGTCAGTTCAAAAATGGCCTGATGGGCGAGGGTGTGCTGGGCTTTGAAGAAGTCAGCATGTCGCAGTCGATCAAGCAACACACCACCGGCACCCGCACGGGTTCGCACACGGTGACCAGCGCTGTGACGGCTCAAGGCTCGACCACGATCCTGATCACGGGCACTGGCTCGCAGACGATCAAGCAAGGTGACGTGTTCACCGTTGCCAACGTCTACGCTGTCAACCCGCAGACTCGTGAGTCGACCGGCAGCCTGCAACAGTTCGTGGCCACTGCGGACGCAACCGCCACCGCCGGCGCGTACTCGGTCAGCGTTAGCCCCGCGATGTACACCTCTGGCCATGCGCTTGCGACGATCGATGCGTTCCCGCAAGCCAGCGCTGCGGTGACCTTCTTGGGCAGCGCCAGCACTCAGTACCCGCAAAACCTGATCTATCACAAAGATGCGATCACGTTTGCGACCGCTGACCTGCTGATGCCGCAAGGCGTGGACATGGCCTCGCGCCAGGTGCATAACGGCATCTCGATGCGTATCGTACGGCAATACGATATCAATAATGATCGACTGCCTTGTCGCATCGATGTCTTGTACGGATTTTCTGTCATCCGTCCGCAAATGGGCGTACGCCTCTGGGGCTAACGTCTAATACGAGGCTAGTAGGGATCTACTAGCCTCGTTTCTATTTAATTTGAAAGGATTGAATCATGGCTCTTCCTAATGGTGCAGGTGGCTATCAAGTCGGTGACGGCAATCTCGACGAAGCCGTCATGGGCGTACAAACCATCCCCGCGACGCTGACGGGCGACACGACTCTGACCGGCGCTCAAATGGCGATCGGTCTGGTTGTTTGCCAAAAGGCTAGCGATGCGACGCTGACGGTTACGCTTGCGACCGCAGCGCAGCTTGACGCCGCGATCCCGAGTGCTAAAGTTGGTTCGTGCTTTGACCTGACGATCACCAACAATAACAACACGGGTTCGTCGTCGACTGTTCCTGTCACTGCCGGGACTGGCATCACCGTCTACGGTTCGGTCACGGTTCCGCGTTTTGGCGCGCACACCTACCGACTGGTCAAGACTGGTGATGCTGCTTGGTCTGCGTTCCTGAAGTAATAACCGGAGTCGCTAATGGCTAACAATAAGCCTGTAGGTGTTGCGTACTCTGACCCTGCGCTCACAGCGTTCTATCTCAACGCTCCAGTTACTGAAACTGCCAGTTTCACGCTGGGCGATGATGAGAACTATGTGGTGTGTAACGGCTCCGCTGCCAACGTCTCCGTGACGTTGCCCAGCGGCTCTGCTTACATCGGTCGGACCGTGACTATCAAAAACCTGTCTGCAACCTATACGGTGATCTCGGCGTCGACGAACGTCAGACCAGTCAACTCAGCTACCCTCGGCACGGCGATCCTCGCCGCGACCGCGGGTAAGTGGGCGACGCTGGTTTGCGAAGACGGCACCAACTGGGTCATCATGGCTGCTGGCTAACCTGGCGGGGGCTTCGGCCCCCGACTTTTATGCCCATCATCTATCTGCGTCACCCGCGCCACGGCGAGAAGGTTGCCATCTCTGATCTGGAAGCGGAGTATGATGAACAAAACGGCTGGTCGCGCTATACTCCCGGTGAGTCACAGCCCGAGCCAGTGAACGAACTGCGCCCGCGTCGTCGCCGGGAGGCCAAGGATGCAGAGTTACTATGACGTCGTAACGGATTCCGGCAACCGCCCGATTGCGGGTGCGCAGGTATTCGTCTACAACTACGACGGCACGCTTGCTACGCTGTACGGCGATCAAGCTCTGCTCTCAACGACGGTTCTGGCAAGCAACGGCACGCCTTACATCGTTAACCAAGACCTTCTTAGCCCGCAGGCCAATCCAATTGTCACGGGCGCTGACGGCAAGTTTTTGTTCTTTGCGGCCAACGGTGTGTACAGCGTTGTCATCACGGCAGACAACTACGACACCCGCACGCTGGTCGCCACGCTGAACGACCCGACGCCCCCTGCGCCGTCGGTCAGCCCTTACGTCACGTTTGCGTTGTCGTCCTCATCGCCCAACGCTACGGTCAACGTATCGTCGATGACGCCCTCGACGGCGACCGCAAACTCAGACTTGGCGCTGGTACCTAAAGGCAATGGTGCGCTGCTTGCGCAAGTGCCAACCGGCACAACCGCTGGCGGCAACAAGCGCGGGACGTACGCGGTTGACTTAGTTAGGTTTAGGCTCAACGCTGCAAATGTTGCAAGCGGCGACTACTCTTTTCTTGGCGGCGGGTATGACAACAAGGCTTCTGCTTTCTACAGTGCTGTTGCAGGGGGGCAAGGAAACTTTGCCACAGGCAACAGTTCGTTTGTTGGTGGCGGCATAGATAACCAAGCAAACAACCTTTCCAGCGTTGTTGCGGGCGGTCGGTTGAATGTAGCCAGCGGCGACTACTCTGCGGTTGGGGGTGGCCGAGAGCATATTGCAAACAGCGCTTTTTCAACGGTTTCAGGCGGCGCTTACGGGTCAACCCGAGGCGTAATTGGCTATCATGCCTTTCCAGCCTGTAACGGCCCTATCGTGCCAGTTCCAGGCGGTCTTTCGCAAGCCGGTTTGCTGGTGCTTGGTGCCGAGACAACGGACGCGACGCCGACTGTTATCCGCAGTAATACATCCGCCGCAAGCACGACCAACCAGCTCATCCTGCCAAACAATAGCGCCTATTATTTTAAAGGCTCCGTAATTGCCAACGTAACCGGAGCAGGCGATACAAAATCATGGACGTTTGATGGGCAGATCAAACGCGGCGCCAACGCTGCGGCTACGACCCTGACAGGCTCAACGGTGAGCAGCCCGTATGCGGATGCTGGTGCGTCTACTTGGGCGGCGGCGTTGACTGCCGACACGACAAACGGCGGCCTCGCAGTTACCGTAACGGGCCAAGCTGGAACCACTATTCGGTGGGTGTGCAAACTAGAAACCACTGAGGTAACGTACTAACATGACTGTACTCACGCTTAGCGGTAACGAGGCTACAGCAGGCGACCTGATCAACGGTGCGTTGCGGCTGCTGGGCGTGCTGGCGGAGGCCGAAACACCTTCGGCAGCCATGTCAGAAGACGCGCTGATTGCCATGAACGAGATGATCGAGTCATGGAACACCGAGCGGCTCGCGGTGTTTTCGACGCAGGATCAGGTCTTTAGCTGGCCCGCCACGGCAATCAGCCGCACGCTCGGGCCGACAGGCGACTTTGTGGGCAACCGCCCAATTATGATTGACGACTCGACCTACTTCAAAGACCCGACCACCGGCGTCTCGTACGGTCTGAAGCTCATCAACCAGCAGCAGTACAACGGGATTGCGTTGAAGACGGTGCGAAGCACCTACCCGCAGGTCATGTGGACCAACATGACGTTTCCCAACGTCGAGATGTACATCTATCCAGTGCCCACGCGGGTGCTGGAGTTTCACATTGTGTCGGTGCAAGAGCTGACGCAACCTGCCGCGCTCAGCACCCCGATTCTGTTCCCGCCAGGCTACTTCCGCTGCTTTCGGTACAACCTAGCATGCGAGATTGCCCCTGAGTACGGCGTCGAGCCGTCGCGGCAAGTGCAGCGGATTGCGATGACGTCCAAGCGCAATCTGAAGCGCATCAACAATCCTGACGATCTGATGTCGATCCCGTACAGCATCGTTGGGACGCGCCAGCGATACAATATCTACGCTGGCAATTTCTAATGAAATCGCCCATCCTCGGCGCCGCTTATGTTGCTCGCAGCATCAACGCTGCGGACAACCGGCTGATCAACATGTATCCAGAGTCCACCCCGGACGGCGGCAAGACGGCGGCGTACTTTCAGCGGGTGCCGGGAATCTCAGGCATTTTTCCGCTAGGCGGCACCGGCAGCGTTCGCGGCATGTGGGTTGTGAAAGGCGTGCTGTACGCGGTCGTTGGCACGCGGTTCATATCACTAACAGGCATTGGCACAAGTATCGTCACGCCCACTACTATCAGCTCCAGCATCTCTGGCACCGGGCCTGTCAGCATGGTGGACAACGGCATACAGATCTTCATTGCCACCAACCCTGACGGCTACATCTACAACATCGACACGACGGCGTTTGCAAAGATCGGCGATCCCGACTTTCCAGGCGCTGTTACCGTGGGCTACGTCAACGGCTACTTTGTGTTCAACGAGCCGAACAGTCAGCGCGTGTGGGTGACGGAACTGTTTGACGGCACCAGCATTGAGCCGCTGTCGTTTGCAAGCGCCGAAGCTTCGCCCGACAACGTGGTGTCGCTGATTGTCGACCACAAAGAAATCTGGATCTTCGGCAACAATTCGACCGAAGTTTGGTACGACGCTGGCCAGCCAGACTACCCGCTTGCTCCCATTCAAGGCGCGTTTCTTGAAACGGGATGTGCTGCGCCGTACTCGGTTGCCAAAATGGACAACAGCGTTTTCTGGCTGTCGGCTGATGCACGCGGTTATGGCATGGTCTATCGTGCTCGCGGCTACCAGCCGCAACGCATCTCGACGCACGCGATCGAATACGCTATCCAGACGTACTCAACGATCTCGGACGCCATCGCCTACACCTATCAGCAAGACGGCCACTTTTTCTATGTGCTGACATTCCCCACTGCCAACGTCACGTGGGTCTATGATGCGGCCACCAACATGTGGCACCAGCGCGGCTATATATCTAGCACTACCGGCGAGCTAAACCGTCACACGCCGACTTGCATGGCAACGCTTGGTACGCGCGTATACGTAGGGCATGACACTGAGCCTGAGATTGGCTACTACGATTTCTCGTACGTCAATAATGAATTCACCAACGCGCGCCGGCAGGTGTGGCTGCGGTCGTGGCGGGCGTTGCCGTCAGGCGAGAACACGCTAAAGCGCACAGCCCAACACAGTCTGCAACTTGATTGCGAGGCGGGCACGTCTTCGGTGGCCGTGGCCAGCACCACTGGCGCTGCGTCGGAAATGCTTGCCAGTTTGCGCTGGTCAGACGACGGCGGGCATACGTGGTCTAACCTCCACACCGTGTCGATGGGCTACGAGGGCCAGACCGGCCAGCGCGTGATCTGGCGCCGGTTGGGCATGACCACCAAGCTGCGCGATCGCGTCTATGAGGTCAGCGGATCTGGCTTTGGTAACGTCGCCATCATGGGCGCCGAGTTGCTGGCGAGCGGCACCAATGCCTAACATCACGCGCATCCCCGCGCAACGTGTGCCGGTCATTGAAGGACCGGACAACACTATGCAGCGGGAGTGGTACCGCTTCTTCAACAACTCGTTCACGCTTTTGGGGCTGGGGCAGAATCAGTTCACGCTGGAAGACTTGCAGGTCGGGCCAGCGTCGCAGACACCCCATGTTCGACAGCCCATCTACGGCGCGTTTCAAGACAACACAAACCAGCTTGACGGCTCCTCGCTGTCAGTCTATCCGGTTCGCTACGACACGACGGACTACAGCAGCGGCGTGCGGGTGTCGTCAGATGCCGCAGTGTTCACAGGCACAATTGACGACGGCGCTGGCGCATCCGGCACCGTACTGACCGTGACGTCAGTAGCGTCGGGCACGATTACGCTGGGCATGGTGCTGACCGGCACCGGCGTCACTAACGGGCAGCACGTCACCGCGTACGGCACGGGGTCCGGGGGCGTCGGGACGTACACGGTCAGTGATGCGCAGTTGCTGACAAGCCGCACGTTCACGGGCACGCTGATTTCCAAGCTGATTGTTGACAATCCTGGCGCGTACAACTTTCAATTCAGCATCCAGTTTGCCAACACATCGGCTACTGAGTACGACATCGAGCTGTGGTTTCGCAAGAACGGCGTAGACGTCCCAAAGAGCAACAGCCGGTACACAATACCTTCTAAGCACGGCTCGTCAGACGGACACCTAATTGCAGCGCTAAACTATGTGATTGACATGGCCGCCAACGACTACATGGAGCTGATGTGGTGGTCGCAAAATTCATCGGTATACATTGAGGCGCAGGCAGCCAAAACCGGCCCTGACCGCCCGGCTATCCCGTCGGTCATCATGACGGTATCGTACATGTCCAGTCCGACAATCATCGCGTAAAGGTTTGTCATGGCAACCATTGCACCAGTATTCAAGTTTCAGTTTTTGGATGGCAACGGCAACCCGTTGACGGCTGGCAAGCTGTACACCTACTTCAACGGGACTACCGTACCCCGTACGACGTACACGACCGCCGCCGAGACGACGCCCAACACCAACCCGATCATTCTTGATTCCGCAGGCCGCGCTGACATCTTCTTGACGGCTGGGGTAGCGTATAAGTTTGTACTTGCTAACGCAGGCAACGTCACGCAGTACACCGTCGACAACATCACTTCAGCCGGTACGATGTCGACGCAGAACTCTAATTTTGTCACCATCACGGGCGGCACAATCAGCGGCGTCACCATCACCGGCCCGATCACGGGCGACGTCACTGGCAACCTGACGGGCAACGTCACTGGCAACCTGACCGGCAATGTGACGGGCGGTGCCATCGTCGGCGAGTCGTACAACGGCGGTCAGCTCGCGGGCCTGCGCAACAAGATCATCAACGGTGCGATGGAGATCGCTCAGCGCGGCACTTCGTTTACGGTCGGCACAGGTTTTGGGGCTTTTTATACGCTTGATCGGTTTTCGCGTATTGCAGTAACACCATCCTCATCATCACTAACAATCACCCAAGCTTCCGATGGCCCGGCCAGCGAGCCGACGCTTCCGTACAGTCTTCGTTGTACTGTGGCCACCGCTGACCCCACTGTCACCGCGTCAGAATTTTTTACGTTAATTCAAAAAATTGAAGGCTATTCTGCGCGCGATCTTATTGGCAAAACTTTCACGCTTTCGTTTTGGGCTCGATCATCTAAAGTTGGCACGCATTGCGTGGCGTTCTATAACAATGACTACCCTAGTTCTGATCGGTATTACGTAGCCGAGTACAGTATTTTAGTCGCGGATACTTGGGAATACAAAGAAATCACAGTTATAGACGGTTTGATCACCGCCGGAACTTGGGACTGGACCAACGGTAGTGGGTTGACTGTAGGCTGGACGCTTTATTGCGGCACAACTCGCCAAGGCGTAGCGGGCAGTTGGCAAACAGGATGGCGGCTAGCCACTTCTTCACAAGTCAACGTGCTGGACACCATCGGCAACATCTTTGCGATTACAGGCGTGCAACTGGAAGTTGGCAACACACCTACGCCGTTTGAGCACCGTCCGTTTGGCGTAGAACTAAGCATGTGCCAGCGGTACTATGAGAAATCATTTCCGTACGCCACCGCGCCAGCGCAAAACGTAGGCTCTGTATTGGGCGCCGCGTATGCAACTGGTCAAGTGCTTAATCAAGGATTCTCTTCGCACGTTAACTTTGCGGTAGCTAAGCGAGCCGCCCCAACAATCACAACCTACGCGCCAGACGCGGCGTCTGCAAACTGGACAACTGTTGCTGCCGTCACTCCAACTGCGGGCACTGCAAATATTGGCGATAGTGGTTTTGCAGTCACAGGCTCTACAGCAGTCACGGCGGGTCAATTTTATTCGATCCATTGGCAAGCTAATGCGGAGCTTTGACCATGTACCAACTGACACAGCAAGCCATTCGCCGTATCAGTGACGGCGCTTGGATTCCGATGGACCCCGCCAACCGTGACTACCAAGAGTATCTGGCGTGGGTAGCTGAGGGCAATCAGCCGTTGCCTGCCGAGGACTGACATGCCCATTAACGCCAAGACGCTGGTCGAGTCCAAAGCAGTTGAGCAGGTGCAGACAACCCAGTACACTGCGCCCACCACCGCTACGATCATTGACAAGATGACCGCAATCAACTACAGCGCTGCGGTCCGAACGATCAGCGTCAACCTTGTGCCGGCAGGACAGACTGCGGCGAGCAGCAACTTGGTCGTGCAGAACAAGTCGCTACAGCCTGGCGAAGCGTACACATTTCCTGAGATTGCAGGGCACATCCTGACCTTGGGCGATTCCATCTCAACGCTTGGCAGTCTTGCAGCGTCTATGAGCTTACGAGTTAGCGGTCGAGAGATCAGTTAGGAGAACAAAGTGGCCACGATAACCGCCGACGAACTTAAACAAAGACTAGCTAAATCTGGGTTTGTTTACGACCCTTCACCCACAACGACATTGAGAGATCAGAGTGGCCAGCCCATATCAGCAGATCATTATGGTAAGGAACCAAAATTTCTTTTTCGCCACTTATTGAGCGGAGAACATTTTACTGCCGATGACATTATCCCGTATGTTCAAATTGAACAGCAGGCACTTTACGGCAAGCCAAGAGACGAGCTTGTGCAAGCTATAGAAAATATAGCGAATCAATCTGCTGCAACGCCGTTTGGACCAAATACTATAAATGTGTCTGAAGCGCAAGAAGCGCAGATACTTAACCAAACCATTGAGATGCAACGGGCGTACGACGCTAGCAGAAATCGCGGTGGCTTGTTCGGCGGATTCTTGGGCGATTTGTTAGGCGGCGTCAATGAAGTCATCACTGGTGTTACTGACCCGATAGCCAACGCGCTTGGCGTGCATCCCGACGTTGTGAAGGTAGCTGCGGCGGCGCTCGGCATGTATTACGCGCCTGGCGTGGGGGCTGCGGACGCAGCGGGCGCTGCGGTGTCGGACGCTGCGGCGGCGGAGATGATCGCGGCCTACGGTGCGGACGCGCTAACGGCTGCTGGTCAAATGGAAGCGGCGGCAGCGCTTGCCTCGGCTGCGCCGGCTGCGGCGGCGCCCGCCGCTACCGCGTTTCCGGTCGCCACCTCGCCGCTGGCGACAATGGGCGCAGCGACGCCGTTGACTGCGGCAGAGCTCGCTGCTGCGGACGCTAGTGCAGGGTTGCTTGGGTCGTCTAACGCGCTTGCTCCTGGGGCTGCGACTGCTATTGGCGCAAACGCTTTGTCAGCGGCAGATCTTGCTGCTGCGGACGCCAGCGCAGGATTGCTTGGGTCGTCTAACGCGCTAGCTACTGGAGCAGGTGCCGGTACCCTTGCAGGCTACGGCGGCGCTGGTGATGTGTTGAACACCGCAACCGGCGGGGTGCTCACCGGCGCTGATGCAGCCACTGGATTGGGCGCGGCTGGTGCTGGTGCTGGTGCTGGTGCTGGTGCTGCCGGCACTATCAGCGGCTACGGCGGCGCTGGCGATGTGCTAGACCCCGTAACTGGCTCTGTTATTAGCGCTGCTGACGCAGCAGCAATTACAAACGCTGGCTTCAATCTTAGCGATTTTGCCAAACTTGCCAAAGATTACGGTGTTCCGTTGTCTTTGCTGGCCAGCGCCTTTATGGGCTCCCGCGCGGCGACCAGCGCTGCCGAAACCCAAGCGCAGTCAGCCCGTGAAGCGCGTCAACTCGCCCGTGACATCTTCAACGAGCAGAAGGCGCTGCAAGAGCCCTACCGCGCGGCGGGCATCACGGCGCAGAATCAGCTCCTTAACCTGCTCGGGCTGTCGGGCAACACGGCGGCTGCCGAATACGGCAAGTTTGCGCGGCCGTTTGGCATGTCAGACTTCCAGGCTGACCCCGGCTATGCGTTCCGGCTGAGCGAAGGCATGAAAGCGCTGGAGGCCAGCCGCGCCGCGAAGGGCGGTCTGTTGTCCGGCGCTACCGGCAAGGCGTTGCAGCGCTACGGTCAAGAGATGGGCTCGCAAGAGTACGGCAGCGCATTCAATCGGTTCCAAACCGAGCGCGCCAACCGCCTGCAACCGTTGTCGGGCCTGACGACGCTGGGTCAAGCTGCGGCAGCTAATCAAGGAGCTGCTGCGGGGGCATTTGGGCAGACCGCAGGCAACCTGACAACTAGCATCGGAGCGGCGCAAGCGGCTGGTCAAGTGGGCATGACAAATGCCTTGACAGGGGCGTTAGGTCAGTACCTAAACTATTCAGCTAATCAAGACTTGGCAAACGCTTTGCGTCGGTCGTCGTACCTCCCGTAAGGAATAGCTATGCCGCTTCAACCAAACATCGCTTTGCAAGTGCAAGGGCTGCAACTGCCCGATCCGCTAGCCCAATCAGGTCGCGTAGCGCAGATCCAGAACGCCCTCCAGCAGCAGCGCATGGGTGAGATGCAGATCCAGAACGCTCTGCGTGAGCAGCGGCGCAAAGGTGAGCTTGAGAAAATTTTGGGTGGGTTTGGGCCGGAAGCTAAAGCGGCTGAAATC